AATGCTTTTGATTCTACTTATCCCGAATTTCCGCAGGAAGTATATTTTATTGATAGAAAGAGTCAGGAAGATAGAGAGGTGGTGCAGTTTGAATTAGCTGCTAACTTTGATTTAGCAGGAGTAAAAGCTCCTCGTAGACTCGTAACTAGAGATCAGTTTCCATCAGCAGGAATTTTTAAGGGATGAAGCAGTGGCAACAAATAGCTATGAGAGATAGCAAACTAGAAAGTCCAAAAGAGATTTGTGGTTTAGTTGTTAATGTAAAAGGTAAAGAAGTATTTTTTTATTGTCCTAATCGTTCCAGAGATGAGGATAATTTTATTTTAGATCCTGATAGTTATGCAGCCTGTGAAGAAAAGGGTCAAATCGTAGGAATATTTCATAGTCACCCCAAAGGTTCTTCTGAACCTTCTGACGCAGATAAGATCAGTTGTGAAGCATCAAAACTTCCTTGGCACATTTATAGTTCTTTGGAAAATACTTGGTCAGAACTTAAGCCAAATGGATATAAACCAAAATTATATGGTAGACCTTGGATTTGGGGATTAACAGATTGCTATACTTTTTTAAGAGATTGGTATAAGGAAGTTAAAAATATAAATTTAAAAGATTATGAAAGATCTCTTACATCAGAAGAATTTTTAGAAGATCCTTTATTTGAAAGTCATGCTTGGCGAACTGGATTTAGAGAATTAAGAGATAATGAATCTATAGAAAAAGGAGATGTTTTTCTTATGAAACTACTACACCCAAAGCCTAGTCATGTTGCTGTTTTTGTAGGAAATGGTAATATAGCTCATCATTGCAATGAAAGGCTAAGTTGTATTGAACCTTATAGTGAATTTTATATAAGATGTACTCATAAGAGGTATCGGTATGTCAACTGAGATTAAATTATATGGTCATTTAAAAGAAGCTACAGGTCGTTCATCTTTTAAAGCAAAAGTTAGCAATACTGCTGAAGCAGTTAAATTTTTAATAGCTAATTTTCCAACTTTGGAACATGAGATGGCAAATCAATACTATAGAGTCAGTGTAAATAATGTAGATATAGATAAGACTGAGCTACACGATCCAGTAGGTATTGCCGAGATAAAAATAGTACCCGTAATAGTTGGAAGTGGAAGAGGTTTTGGAAAAATATTATTAGGGGCAGCATTGATCGGTTTATCTTTTATATCTTTTGGTGGAGCGAATAGTATGGCTTTTGCTTTTAAAGGAGGTTTCAGTGCAGCAAAATTTGCTCAAGTTGGTATGATTTCCAAAGGATTAGCTTATGTAGGAGCTTATTTAGTTTTATCAGGTATTGCTGATTTATTTACACCAGCAGTGGAACCAGAGGCAGAAGATCCATTATCAGCTAATTTTTCTAACAGTATCAACACTACACTTGCTACAGTTCCCATTCCAATTTTATATGGAGAATGTATCACTGGATCGGTTGTTATTAGTGCTGGTATAGATACTGCTGACGGCTCACCCAGTACACCAGCTTCTGCTAATGTTGTAGATCATAGAGGTAACACTACTTCAGTTCCACAAGATCCCGATACAGGTCAATCTGCTGAAGAATACGATAGAGATAATTCAGATACTGCATTAAGAAGATATGTAAGAATTTATAGTGCATCATCTACTCAAGTTAAAATTGAAGCTGTTGTGGGAAATAACACATACGAAGGAACAGGTTATACAAATACAGGAGATGAGTTGTTAACTGCTTATAGAGAACAAAATAAAAACCAGTTCAATTACAGTGCTTTTGTTAAAAGTGGTAACACTAAATATTTTCCTGGAAATCTTAAAGAATCTGTTGGAACTTTTGACGCTAACAACAGACCTAGCACTGGTGCTAGTGATGGGTATTATTATGGGTTAGTAACAGGTACAACATAATGTCAGATAATAAAAAACAAATTACAGGTAGTTTTGGAGGACTCTTTGGGGGAGGATCAAGAAAGCCTACAAGAGATCCTGATACTTTAAATAATACTGAAACAGGTAAGGTTATAGAAATACTTTCAGAAGGAGTTACAGAAGGTTTTGCAACACCATCCAAGAACCTTTCATCAGAACTTTCTACAGTTAATGAAGTATATGAATTAAGTTCAAGTAATCAAGATCAATACATTGCATACGCACATGAAGATATATATTTAGACGATACTCCGATAAGAAATGTAAACACAGGTAAAAAAGCTGATGATGGCAGTTATCAAAAATCAAATTTCAATGGGTTTGATAATCCAACTGACGGTTCATTTGAAGTAAGACATGGATCGAAAAATCAATCAGTATTAAGCACTGATGGCACGTTGCAGAGTGAAAAAATAACAGAAGTTAATCAAAAAGTACAAACTGAAATAACAAGACAGGTTACAGTAGGTAGACCATCTTTAGCATCAACCCAATCTTTAGCTCCTGAAAGAGTAAAGGTAACACTTTCTGTTAATCAGTTACAGGAAACAAATGACAAGGGTGATCTTTTAGGAAGAACTGTAGAATTTGAAATCTTTTTTCAATATGTGGGTGATGTTGCAGATACAACAAGAACTTTAATGAAACAGGATTCATTTTCTGGAAGAACTGGGGATCAATATAGAAGAGAATATGTATTTGCAACAGAAAGTTTTAATAGAGATAGTTTTAGACGTTATCCACTAAATGTAACTGTAAAACGTGTTTCTGCCTTAAATGAAGATAATGACCAAATACAAGATGATATATTTTTCTCAGCAATCACTGAAATACAAAGGCCAACTACAGACTATCAAGGTCAAACTTTAGATACAAATATTGAGATAGATGATGGTAATAATGTTACTCAAAAAATACTCGATGGACAATTTTCATATCCTTTTACAGCGTATTCTTTTCTTCAATTTGATGCGTACCAGTTTGCAAGTATTCCAAAAAGAACATTTCGTTATCGAGGAATAAAAGTAAAAATCCCTGCTGCAAATGGAGGCCAAACACCTACTATTGATATAACAGGTAATGGAAGAATTGAATACCCATCAGACTATATATTTAATAATGAGCTTACAGGAACATTGTTTTGGACAACAGATCCATCGTTTATCTTGCTTGATTTACTTTTAAACACTAGATATGGATTTGGTAAGTATATAAAAAAAGAAGAAGTAAATTTATTTTCTTTTTTTCAAGCTAGTAAATATTGTGCTCAGTTAGTACCGACTCCTAGAGGAGGTCAAGAGCCTAGATTTGCTTTTAACAGTGTCATAAATAAAACAACAGAGGCTTTCAACATAATAAAAGAGATTTCTGGAATGATGAGATGTTACCCCATCTGGTCAGGAGGACAGCTTACTCTCGTTCAAGACAGACCCATAAATCCAGACGACGAAGATCCATGTACTTATCAAACTCCTGTTTATGTTTTTTCACTTGCTAATACTTTAAATGGCTTCTCTTATTCTGGGGTCAGTTTAAAAACAAGACATGGAAAGGTTGTTGTTGAATATTTCAATATGGAATCAAGGCAGCTAGACACTGTCGTTATAACTAATCAGCAAGTTTTTGAAAAAACTCATAATATTAAAAAAGTAAAAGCCTTTGGATGTACTTCATTTGCTCAAGCAGCCAGATACGGCAGAAGTATAATTTGGTCTGAGAATAATGAGACAGATGTTGTTACTTTTGATGTATCTATAGAAAGTGGAGTTGTCATTAGACCTGGTGCGGTTGTTGGTATAAACGATCCAGTGAGAGCAGGGATAAGAAGAGCAGGGAGAGTAAATGCTGTAACTTTAGATGGAAGCGGTCATTTAACTTCTTTAACAGTAGATGACAGTAGTTCAACTGATCTACCCACCACTGGCGATAGAACCATTTTAATTTTGGACAGTGCTGGAAAAGCTAGACCAGGAACTATCAGTTCTATTAGTGGTAAAGTTGTAACTTTATCTTCTGCTTTAGCACCTAGTGAAACAAGAGATAATAATAACAATATTGTTTATGCTACTTTTCAAGCTAATACTGTCTGGTTAATTGAAAACACTGTTAAGTCTGAGTTATACAGAATAGTTGATGTAGAAGAGCAAGATGGAATCCTATATAAGATGACAGGTATTCCTTATAACTGTAATAAGTATGATTTTGTTGATGGTAAAAATAGAACATTAGTATCAGATGAGTCATTACAAAATCCAACTTTAGTAGCAGATAATAGAACAACAAGTATTTTTGAAATTGACAGAGGCGGTCCAAGTTCTATAACTGGTTTTACTGCATTACGACAAAAAGAAGGTCAGGTTATATCTGTGGTAATAGTTAGTTTTGCCAATGTTTTAGGTACAGGAAAATATCTTATTAAATATAAATTTAAACCTGGCTCTATATCTAACCAAGGAACAAATATCTATGGACAACCATCTTTATTTATGAACCCTCTTGCTTCTTTTGGTGAGTATTTAAGAGACTTTATAACTGAGGATTTAACTTTTGAAATTGAAAATGCCAGTGTAGGTACTTATCAGATTGAAGTTTATTCAATAAATGCAATAGGTAAAATATCAAAAAGTCCAACCATAAAACAAATAGATAATTTTGGTAAATTAGCTCCACCAGTATCACCAACTAGTCTTAACTTTGAATTTACACAGTCAGGAGATTTAAAATTAACTTGGCCTTTATCTCAAGATATAGATGTAACAAGTAATGGTCATGTAATTATTAAACATAATGATGACACAAGTGGTGCTGCTGTTTGGGGTAACTCTCGAACCATAATGATAGTTCACGGGTCACAAACCAGTGTTATTTTACCGACTGTTACTGGAGAGTATTTAATAAAATACCAAGATCAAACTTTAATACAGTCAACCTCCTCTGTAAGTGTTATTGTCTCATCACCTGATTTAGTAGATCGTGATTTAATTGGAACGATTAAAGAAAACACAACATTTGGTGGAGTAAAAACTGCATTAACCGTCAACAGCAGTGGAATGGAAATAAATCAAAGTGCAAGTAATACCTTGATTGATTCAATTACGGCAAATATAGATACAATCAGTGATTTTGATACTTTAGATGGAGATACTGGACTCTCAGAAGGTTCATATCAATTTACCAATGTATTAGATTTAGGAGCTAAATTTGCTGGTGTTATTTTTGAAAGTATTGTAAGGTTTGAAGGATTTTCTGATAGTACTCTTTTTGATAGTTATGTACCAGCAGTAGTTTTAAATTCCGATGGTGCGGTTATCAGTGGTGGTGTAGATGCTCTAACGAAATTTGATGGCGATGTTTTAGAAAATGCAACCGCAGAATTGCAGATACAAACCAGCGATGATAATTCAAGTTTTACCACTGCAAATAATTTTATTGAAACTGTTGCAAGTGCTAGATATTTTAAATTTACTTTAAAATTAAAAACTACGACAACAACAGAAAATACAAGGATTCTCTTGGGAGATGGAAGCACTAATACATTAGGTTGTAAAGTTTTGATGAATAAAAGAACTGAAACAAGTGCCACATTAACCTCTACCAGTAATACTGCTTACACTTTTACTAATGGATTTTTTATAGGCACAAGTGCCACTACAGGTTTTACCTCTGGCAATCCTTCTGTAACTATAAATCCGTTAGCTTTAGGAACTGGTGAATTTTTTGAAGTGACTAATATATCTGGCACAGGATTTAATGTAGTCTTTAAAAATTCAAGTGGTGTAGCTCAAACAGGAAAACAATTTACATATACTGCTAGTGGCTTTGGTAAAAAGGTGTAATATAATAGAAATATCTTATAAGTAGAATTAGATGGCTAACACGGATACAGTAATAGCAAATGCAAGCGGTCAAACTGTAAGAGAAGATATAGAGGCAAATTTACAAGCCGTAAAAGGTAATAACAGTACTGGTACGACACCAACTGGAACTTCTTTGATTAGTTATATGAGTTGGGCAAATACAAGCACTAATCAATATCAGGTACATAATAGTTCAGCTTTTTTGCCTGTTGTTGATATATCCACTGGAACATCTGCTGGAACTCATATCGCAAAACCTGGTACAACCGCTATTCCTGGTTATAGATTTTTAGACAGTTCGGGCAGTGTAACTCAAAGTGGTATGGGATTACCAGCAGATACAAGACTTGGACTTTTTTTAGCTGGCCTTGAAAAATTTTCTGTGCTTAGTACTGGCAAAGTAGGTATCAACACTACTGCTCCTGGTACTGAATTAGATGTAATAGGTAATGCAACGGTTCAAACATCTACAGCAGATGCAATATTAAATATTACAGCAACGGCATCTGATAGTTCTAAAAATGCTTATATTGATCTTGTCGCTGATACCACATATACAGACTATGGTTTAAGAATTATGAGACACTCTGGTGGTGCAAATGCTGTTTCTGGCATTTTTCATAGAGGTACAGGAAGTTTTAGAATTGATACGGATGAAGCTGCTGATATAGAATTTCAGACAAACAGTACAGCTAGATGGAAAATTAATTCTAATGGTGCATTTGTTTGGAGTGGACATACAGGAAGTTTAGGATCTGCTGATGATTCTGGTGTTGTAGTACCAAAAGGAATAATGAGTAAAACAGGATCTAATGCTGGTGCAACAACATTAGGTAATGTTTATAATTTTTATTGGACAGGTTCAGCTTTAAAATGTTGGATTGATGAACAAGATGTTGGACAAGTAAGTGGCCCATCATCTGATTACAGAATAAAACAGAATATTACGACACAAACAGAATCTGGAATTGACAAAATAAAACAACTAAGACCTATTACATATCAATATACAGATTATAGTGTATATAAAGCTGATGGTGTTGCTAGAGAAGGGTTCCTAGCACATGAAGTACAAGAGGTTATCCCAAGTGGTGCGGATGGAGTAAAAGATGGAGATTCAATACAATCATTAAACGTAGATGCAATAGTTTCTGTTTTAACAAAAGCATTACAAGAGGCAGTTGCTAAGATAGAGACATTAGAAACTAAAGTTGCTGCACTTGAGGGAAGCTAATGGCTGTTATACCTGGTAAAAAGAATTTTACAGTTCAACGTAGGGCAGATTTTCCTTTACGTTTAACTTTTAAAGACTCCACTGGATCGGCAATAAACTTAACAGGTTTTACAGTAGCAGCACAGGTATATGATGACCCACGCACCACAAAATATGCTGATTTTACAGTTGCCTATACAAATAGAGCAAGTGGAATTGTTGATATTTCTTTGTCTGATGCTGACACTACAAATTTTACTCCAGATATTTTAAAATATGATGTATTACTAACAGATGGATCTGGCAACAAAGAATATTATTTAGAGGGTACACTATTTATAAGTGAAGGTTACACAGCATGAGCAGTCCTAATCAAATTGTTGTTAGTCAGGTAGACAGTGTTACAACTGTTGAAATTACAACGGCTGGACCCCAGGGAGCCACTGGGCCAGCAGGTTCAACTGGTGGATTACAGGTTGATGAAACTAACAAAATTGATGGATCTGTTGTTTATTATGATGCGAGTTCTGCTACATTTAAGGCAGACGCAACAACAACAAAACTTACTTTAGTCTTTGGGGGCAGTTTTTAAATGACAAACACAATCAGAATTAAAAAAAGAGCAGCTAGTGGTAGTGCTGGAGCACCTTCTACACTTGCCCCTTCAGAATTAGCTTTTAATGAAAATGCAAGTGATTTAAAGTTATATTATGGATTTGGAGATAATGGATCTGGAGAAGCATCTTCAATTATTACTGTTGGTGGTTCTGGAGCGTTTTTTGATAAAACAACAACAAGAACAGCAAATACTATTTTAGGTGGACCTGCGAGTGGAAGTGCCGCTGCTCCTACATTTAGATCTCTCGTTTCCGCTGATATTCCTTCGATAACTGCGTCTGGGGTCAGCGATTTTAATTCCGCAGTTCAAGCAAATAGAGTTGATCAATTAGCAAGTGCAACAAACCCAGTTTCAGGAGTTACCCCTACTTCTGATGCTCATTTTGCAACAAAAGGATATGTAGACAGCACCAGTGAAGGTCTTGATGTAAAACAATCTTGTAAGGTTGCCACTACAGCAAATATAACTTTATCTGGTACGCAAACTATTGATGGTGTTGCTGTTTCTGCTGATGAAAGAGTACTTGTTAAAAACCAATCTACAGCATCAGAAAATGGTATTTATCTTTGCAAAGCTAGTTCATGGGTAAGGTCTGATGATTTAGCCACTGGTGCAAACGCTGCTGGAGCTTTTACCTTTGTAGAGCAAGGTTCAAATGCTGATATTGGATTTGTCTGTACAACTGATACTGCAACAGTCGGCACAAATAATCTTTCTTTTAGTACTTTCTCATCCAGTGGAAATGTAACTGCTGGCAATGGTTTAGATAAGTCTGGAAATGAATTAAGTGTTGATTTAAAGGCTAATGGTGGTCTTGTTATTGAATCAACTGAAGTAGCTGTTGATTTAGCAGCAAGTTCAATTACAGGTACTCTTGCAGTTGGAGATGGGGGTACAGGATCAACCTCTGCTTCGGCTGCAAGAACTGCTTTAGGTTTAGCTATTGGTACAAATGTTCAAGCTTATGATGCTGATTTAGATAATTTATCTGGTTGTCAATCTGGAGCTTCTGCTGCTTTAGCTTTACTTACTTCAACAGAAGTGGGAATCCTTGACGGTGCAACTTTAAATACTACTGAACTGAATTATGTAGATGGTGTTACATCAGCAATCCAAACTCAATTAGATGCAAAACAGGCATTAGACGCAGATTTAACTGCATTATCTAGCTGTCAAACTGGTGCGGCTGCTGCATTAGCATTATTAACTGCTACTGAAGTTGCAATATTAGATGGGGCGACTTTATCGACTGCAAATCTGAACGTCTTGGATGGCATTACTGCAACGACTACTGAGTTGAATATTATGGATGGAGGCACATCTGCTACTTCAACAACACTAGCCACAGCAGATCGTATTGTAATGAATGATGCTGGTACTATGAAGCAAGTTGCATTGTCTGATTTAGTAACATTTTTGGAAGATGGTGCTACATCAGGTTTTGATATTAATGGGGGAACTTTTTGATTTATGGCAAATGTTATCAGGCATAAAAGAGGGACTTCTACTCCTTCTGCCAGTGATTTCTCCAACACAGGAGAATTATTAGTTGATACAAATACAGGAAATGTTTTTAATAAAACTGATGGTAATTCTGTCGTAAAAGTAAATGGTTTAAGTAATGTTGTTGAAGATACAACACCACAGTTAGGTGGTAATCTAGATGTTCAAAGCAGCGAAATAACTACAAGTACAAGTAATGGGAATATAAAACTAAATCCTAATGGTACAGGTGTT